TCAATACTTGGAGATGTTGCGCGCGCGCGGCGCCAAGCATACTGCGGCAGTACAAACCCGTATCAAGTTCGACAACAGCACCTCGTACCCCAAGCTGTTGTTCAAAGCCGGCGGCTGGCTCAGCCCTGACGACATGTTGACCGCCAAGCAACGTATCGCCGACTCGACCGACGAGATCGCCAAGATCTTGACGGGCTCGCCCGATAACGATGGCCTGACCGGCAAGCCGTCGATCCCGTCGCGCGCCGCTGACGCAGGCAGCACCGTGGCCAAGGGTACCGCCGATGTGGATGACGCCGACGTGGCAGCCGCCGAGGCACAGATCGCTGCGGCCAACGCCAAGAAGGCTACCGCAGCGGCGGCCAAGAAAGCCAAGGCTGAAGCCGATGCGGCCGCGGCGGCCGCGCAAGCGATCCTCGACGCCAAGGCGGCCAAGAAAGCCGCGCTGCTGGCCCAGATGGCCGCGCTCGAGGAAGACGGTGATGCTGCGGTTCTCGCCCCCGCAGCGAAAGAAGTTGTGGTAGCGCGGGCAGCCCCGGCCGAAGTGGTCGACGCCAAGCCGGCAGCAGCTGCGGCGGCCGTCAATGTGCCGGCCGAGACCGGTACCCCGGCCGCGCTGTCGACGCTGCTAGACGAGTGGCACGACGCGCCGTAAAGTTACACCCAGGGGCATCGGCCACACGCGGTGCCCCGTCTCCCCACCTCCAGGAGTATCCCCATGGGACGCATCATTACCAGTGAGCGCCGCGACCAAATCGCCGCAGCTCGCGCCGCCGACCCCGACGCCCTGGGCCCGATCCTGGCCGAGCTGGCCATCGACGGCAACGTCCCGATCGAAGCGATCTCAAAGCTGCTCAGCGTGTCCAAGCCCACCGTGTATCGCTGGATGTACGGTCAGACGGCGCCGCTCGCCCAGCCCGACAAGATTCTCAAGCTCGAGCGCCTGATCACGACGCTGCGCAAAGCCAAGCGTGCCCGTGACCTGCCACTGCAAGGCACCATCACTGGACGCACGACCGCCACCTATGCACTCGTTTTGAAGCACAAGCCGCAGCCCCGATCCGGTTCGATCCCGGTATAAGACCACGGCCTACGGGCCGATACAATTGGCTGGACCCTAGGGACATCGTATGAGCGCGCGGCAATTTATCGAATCCGTTTTGCCTGACACGGGCTATATCATCACCGGCGTGATCGACCGCCAGGGGCACTTCAAAAATGTCCCCCACCGTACCATTGACGGTGCGATCGAGACCCTAAACCACGCGGCGTTCGAAGGCAAAGCGGCCTACTTCGCGCTGGCATCATATGAGCGCGAGCGGTACCGGGACGCCAAGGGCGAATGGGTGAGCCGCACCCAGGAGAACGCGATGCTGATGCGGTCGTTCTTCCTGGACCTCGATGTCGATCCGTCCAACACCAACAAGTTTGCCAGTAAGGACGCCGCGATCACCGCGCTGCGCGACTTTGGCATCAAGCTCGGCCTGCCGCGCCCCACCATCGTCGACTCGGGCGGCGGCTACCATATCTACTGGCCGCTCGTGACCCCGGTGAGCACCAAGCTGTGGCGTGCCGAGGCCGAGCGTTTCAAGAACATCTGCGCGCGTGAGCAGTTGAAGGCTGACCCGTCCGTCACCAGCGATGAGGCGCGCGTGCTGCGTCTGCCCGGCACCTTTAACCACAAGCGCGGCGCCGCAGTGCGCTTGATCATGTCGTGCGCCAACCCGATCACCTTCACCGACTTCACCCGCAAGCTCGATGCGCACGCCGCCGCCTACGGCGAGAGCCTGCCGGCGCGGCCGCGCAAGACCGTCAAGGCCGCGCCGATCCCAGGCGATGCCCCCGCCGACATCTGGGGTGACCAAGCCAACCTGGAGGTCGTGAGCGAGCCCCTGAACTTTGACCGCATCGTGTTCCACTGTGCGCAGCTGCAGCAGCAGGCGGGTAACCGCGGGGCCACGACCGGCGAGCAGCTGTGGCGTGCCGGCCTGGGGCTGGTGAAATTCAGCGACAAGGCCGAGTTGGCCGCGCGCTTTATCTCGGACGCGCACCCCGACTTTAGCATGAGCGCGACCCAGGCCAAGCTGGACAACTGGAGCACCGGGCCGTCCACTTGCGAGCACTTCCACCAGCTCAACCCGGCGCTGTGTGAGAGCTGTCCGCACTACGGCAAGATCACCTCACCGGCGCAGCTGGGGCGCCACATCGTCGAGGCCGCCGCACCGCGCGTCGTGATCACCACCGATGCCGGCGTCACCTCGATCGAGTTACCGCAGCCGCCGACCGGCTATAAGCGCCGTGCTTCGGATGGCGCGGTGATCCAGGAGTATGAGAACAAGGAAGGCCAGCTCGACAGTTACGTGATCTGCCCGTATGACCTTTACCCGCTCGCGGTGCGCACCCAGAGCGAGGTCGATGCCAATATCGATGAGCGCAGCACGTGGCGCATGCACCTGCCGGTTGAGCGTGGCCTGGGTACCACCATCCGCGATATCGACGTGCCGCTCGGGTTACTCGCCGACTCGCGCGCACTCATCAAGCTGTTGTTCAGTAAGGGCTTGATCCTTCTCGGCGAACAAGTTAAGAGCACACAACTGTATATGAGCGCCTACCTGCAAAGCCTAGTCAAGGCCAATGGCCGCGACAAACTCTACGAGCGCCTGGGCTGGCACGACGACCACAAGACCTTTGTATTAGCCGACAAGGTGTTGTTCGCTGACAGCACGTCCCGGCTGCACAACCCGAACGAAGCGATCAAGAACAGCACCAAGAACGGCCTAAAGGCGGGCGGCACGCTCGAGGGCTGGAAGGCGGCGATGCAGTTCTACAACCGGCCGAACTATGCCGGCCACCGCATGTTCCTGTACGCCTCATTCGGGTCCATCATCTTCGAGATGAACGACACCGGCCACCGTGGCGTGATCATGGCGGCCTCGGGCAAGTCCGGGCGCGGCAAGACCACCTGCTTGCAGGCGTGCAGCTCGGTGTGGGGCCGGCCCGACGCGCTGGTGATCAATGGCAACAAGGAGGGCGCAACGGTCAACGCCTTGTACAGTGCGCTCGGTACCACCCACAGCCTGCCATTCATGCTCGACGACACGACCGAGCGCGACGTCGATGAGAAGCGCCGCTTCCTGCTCAACTTCTCCCAGGGTGAGGGTAAGCGCCGCATGACGGCCGGTGCCGAGCAGTCGGGCAAGGTCGATCGCTGGGCCTGTATCGGCCTGATGACCACCAACACCGACGATATCAGCGCGATGGTCTCGAGTGGCCGCGACGTGGATCCGCACATGATGCGCATGATCAACGTCGAGTTTGCGTCCGTCGACAACGGCACCGAGGCGAAGATCGTGGCCGACGAGTTCATCCGCTCGATGAACGCCAACTATGGCCACGCGGGTCCGCTGTTCGCCAAGTTCGTGACCGAGAACTACGCCGCCGTGCAGCGGGGCTTCATCAAAAACGTGGCCAAGGTCGACCGGCTCTTGAACTCGAGCAACGCGTCGGCCGAGCGCTTCTGGTCCGCCTGCGTGGCCGCCTGCTACACCGCAGCCCAGATCGCCTCGGCCCTGGGCCTGATCGAGCTGCCCTATGAGGAAGACCTCGAGTGGATGATCGCCCACCTGACACGACACCGCGAGACCATCAAGGAGTCAAACAACACGCCGCTCGAGACGCTGACCGAATTCCTCAACGGCTATATGCGCAACACCCTGATCATCTCGGCCAAGTCCTCGACCAACCTGGACAACGTGGTGGTGCGCCACACCGACGCGCTGCAGGTGCGCCACGAGCTGGACTTCAACCTGATCTACATTGCACGTGGCGCGATCATGGAGTTCTGTGCCGACGCGGGTATCCCGTTCAAGACCCTCGAGTGGGACCTGGAGCGCGCCGGCGTGATCACGCAGCGCAACGCCCAGAAGGTGCTCGGCGCGGACACGGTCTACAGTAATGGCCAGAGCCGCTGCTGGCGTATCGACTCAACCAAATTGGGCGGCTATGTGGCGCCCCTACACCAAGTTGCACCCCCCACGAACGTTGTATCCATAGGAGCAAAAACAGCATGAGCACAGTCGACGAAACCCTGGCCGAGCGCGGCCAACGCTACGGCGCCTTCACCGATCACGCCCGGATCGCCCAGCGGCTGCAGGAGGTTATGCGCGAATCGCCCGCGAGCTGGGGCAAACTGGCCGATGACCAGAAGCAAGCCCTGTCGGTGATCGCCGACAAGATCGCACGCATCTTGAACGGTGACCCGAACTACAGCGACAACTGGCATGACATCATGGGCTACGCCAAGCTGGTCGACGATCGGCTGGTGGCCGGCTCGAAGGCCACGATCATGCAGACAGCACCCCTGGGTAAGCAGCCGCACGAGTCGGTGATTGCCCACGAGCAGCGCATACGCGCCATAGGCGAAGACGCTGCCCAGCCCACGTGCGGTACGTACGATCCCGCGCCGAAAAGTCAAAGCCATGGTGTACTCACGCCGAACGCCCCAGCCGTCAGTATCTCGGCATCGGCAATTTATACCGAAGTAGCGCTCGAGCGTATGGCACAAGACGCACAGTGGGGCGGTCCCGAGCATGATGATAAGTACGCAAGCGATGACTTCGCGCGTTACATCACACGACAATTAAACAAGATGGTTCCGTCGTCGGAAAATCCGCTCACAGACCCTCGTGGTCGCTTCATCAAAATAGCCGCTTTGGCTGTTGCAGCGGTCGAATCACGGGACCGGCGGTGCTCCCCGTACCGCGGTGCGACTGCCACACCGAATGCCGTCAAGGGCAACCCCGAGATTAACCCGCCGCGCGACACGCAGCTCGAAGTTAGGCTGCGCTATTGGATGGCCAATGTACCGGTGGACGCCGATGCCTACGCCGATATGCTGCGGGCGTTCGGCCGGTTAGGTCTGCCGCCGGCTACCACGCGTCGTGTGCTGGACGCACTGCTGGGTGCCACTTCCCCTATCGAGCTATTTTAGGGTACGGCGCGCGGTGCCACTTCCCCTAACCAAACGGCAACCCGATAAATGCGATACAACGTGCGCTGCAGCCGTGAGAAGTGCAAGCTGCGCTATGTGTTCCCTAGGCACCCGGATGACTACGAGCCGCCCAGGAAGTGCATAGGCTGCGGTGGCACGAAGTATCGGGTGATCAAGGACCGCGCCCGCGACCGCTGTGCCGTCGAGTGCGACTGCAGCGGTCGCGTCTATGGCGAAGTCAAGGCCAGCAACTACAGCGCGACGATGCCCGCGCATCGGCGCGGCTCGCCCGGCTGTTGGTACCACGCGGACGGCACCGCGCGCCCGCAAGAGTATTTCGAACCCCCCACGGAGACAGACGATGATACAGCTGACGCTTGGGCCGCGTAGTGGCAACGGCTCGTTCGGTGCGCGCCCGTGCCGGCGCCTGCGTGAGCGCATCTTGACGCTCGGCACGAGTGCCCTGCCGAAGTCCTGGCAGCGTAAGTGGATCGTGCAACGCATTGTGGCCACACCACCTTGGGCCGATATGCGGGCGATCCGCGCCGTCTATGATGATGCCGCACGCCTGACGTGGCAGACCGGGCAACAACACGACGTCGACCATATCGTGCCGCTTAACCACCCCTACGTGTGCGGCCTGCACGTCCACTACAACCTGCGGGCACTCCCGGCGAAGGTCAACAACGCCAAGAGCAATTGGTGGTGCCCTGACCAGCTCGAGCTATTTTGAAGGCGGCGCACTGCAGGCGCGCGCATAGTCCTGCAGTGCGGCGATCTTCACTTGGTCGTCGGTGATGGATTCGCGGAGATCGTAATAAGCCTGTCGAGCTTCTGGAGCGAGATCGACGGTGTCATAATCGACGCCGGGGGCGGCGGTGGTACCGGGCACACCGTTGCTACCGTCAGCACTGTGGGCTTGATTGGCTGCGACTGCGATGCGCAACCGTTTAGTGCCAGCGCTGACAGCGCGAGCGAGATCGTCGTTAGCATTTTTCGCATCTTGTAGCTCCTGTTGGTGTTTCGTATCATCGGCGGCCATCTGGTCCTGCAACGTCTTCTCATAGTCCAGCGCGTTGGCCGCGGCCGTGGCGCCCGCACTGGCCACCTCACGCAAGTCCTGTTGGTGCGCATCTTTCTCGTTGGCCAACGCCACCGCAGCCAAGTCCAGCTTATGGCCATAGTCTTTCACATCGACCCAGTGCGCACCTGCAGCACCCGTTGCCAGGGTGAGCAGCACCGCGCCCACGATCAACCAGAATTTCAAGGTCATGTCATTCTCCTAAACAAGCATTGCGCTCAGCCATGCGGCGCGCGGGGATACCTTCGCAGTGGTTGGCCGCGATGGCACAATTGATCTTGCCGTGGTCGGTGTAGGTATAGAGCATGAAGCGTTGGCAAGCCGCCGGAAAATCCTTGCGCGCGTAGCCGTTACGGATGCTCGAGGCGGTCCAGGTGGCCAAGCCCGCGTTGTAGGCGAAGTCGATCGCCCCGGCCTTCTGGCCATCGGTGAGCGTGTCGAACCCTGGCGTTGCATTCTTGACGCCGAGCGCGTAGCCGGCCAAGCGGGTGTCGAGCAGCTGCTTGCATTCGGGTAAGGTGTAGCGGCGCATCGGGATGCCGGTGTCACCGAAACAGACGGTTTTCACATGGCCACCGAGCGCGTCATCAAACGGGCTGAGCGTGACCCCTTCGCGCGAGGTCGTGATGCCGGCATGGATCGCCGTGCCCAGCAGCAGCGCCGCGGTGCCGGCGCCGGCGACCGAGGCGAGGGTACGATTAGTCGGACGCGTGATCGGCATCAGGGGGCCCCTGTCGGATACCGCGTACGATCACGCCAATGACGGCGAGCAAGCCGATGACGAGCGGATAGACATAGGCCGGTACCCACGGTTGCAGGAGCGGGGCGGCGGCATCGGCAGTGGAGACCACGAAGATCAGGGCCAGCGCCCAAACCGAATACTTCTTATGGAGTTGCTTGATGTCGACGATCGCACGCATGCTAGTTTCCCGAGATGTGCCTAATCACCTGTACCTCGGCGCCAATGTCATTGAGCAACCGATCATGTACCGCCAGCATCGTGTGGTCAGCACTCAACACGTTGAGGGCCCAGAAGATGGCCCCGACCATAAAGGTCTGGAAGATCCCGAGCACGATGCCACCGCCGATGATTTTCGAGGCCAGCTTGTCCACGCTGCCCTGCGCCGTGCCCACGGCTTCCCACTGCTTGATATCGTTGGTGCTGTAGCGGTCGATAAAGACACCGAACTGCTTCTGTAGCTCGAGCAACGACTGGTTATTCAACGCCGTGTCGGTCCCGATCTTGATCAGCTTAGCGAGCTGCTCGGCCTGCTGATCGAGCTGCCGCTGTAGATCCTCGTTGCTAACAGTGGCCACGGTGTTGTCCATAGGGATCAGTTGGGTGTAATTATAGCCAGATAGTTGCTTTCGTGAGTTGTTATTACTGTCTGTACGCCAGGAGACCCAACGGTCGGGCGTCCTACGCGAGACGTGCTACGGACCCCGGCGAGGCCCACGGTCACCGCTACCAGCGGGCTGCGCGCGCGCGCAGTGCCACGGACCCCGGCCAGCATCCGGGTCGGGGTTATCTGGCCAACACGTCCTGCGCTGTGGACACCCTGCAACACCGGGGCGATCTGTACCCCCAGGCGGCCGAGCCGCGTGCTCGCGTGTACCTGACCGATGCCCATGGCGCGGGTGGCCACCAGGGTGCCGAGGTGGCTGAGTGCCTTGTTCGTGACCAGCATGCCGCCCTGCGTGTGGTGCACCGTGCCGGCACGCGTGCGCCCGGTGACTTGGCTGAGCGCGGCCGATGGCGCGGCGCCCGGCGTACCCAGACGACCGTGTGCGGCGTTGCCGCTGAGGCCGGTGCTCGGCACAAAGGCTAAGGTGCCGATCCGCGTGGGCTTGGCTAGTCCGGTGAGCGCGAGGGGCCGGCTGAGCGCCAGCGTACCGAGCCGTCCTGTGGCGCGCGCCGCGCCGATCGGCTGGACAAGGTTGGGTGCCAGGGTACCCAGCACGGCCGTCGCCGCGCGTGCGGTGAGATGGGTCACCCGCTGCTGCGCCAAGCTACGTAGCTGGCTCACGCCGCGGTTGCCGCCGAGCCCCACCGTGATGTTGCCATTGACCACCGACACGTTGCCCAGGTGACCACTCGAGCGGTTGCCACTGAGCGCACGGCTCGTTACGGGCGAGCTGGAGACGGTACCGAGCCGGCTAGTGCCAGCGTTGCCGATAACTTTGACGGCCCGTGCTGAGCTTGGGGTACCGATGCGCCCCGTGGCATGGGTACCACTAAGTGCTACTGCGATCGGCGCACCGGATACGGAGGGTTGGCCAATGCGTCCGGCGGCCGTATTGCCGTGCGTAGCGAGGGTGAGACTTGCGCCCGCAACGGACAGATTTGCTACCCGCGAGGCAGCCCGGTTACCGGTTACCGCGCGGGTGAGACTGTTGTTCGGTATGCTCATCGTGCCTACTGTACCGCTGGCCGTGTTGCCACTGACCAAGAGCGATACACCGCCATCGGGATCCCAGGGATCGAACCCAGCAGGCACGCCGACCAGGAAGCCCGAATCGACCCGTAGGAACGGGCCCGCCATGTTGATCGTTACCACATCGCCGGTGCCGAGCAGCGAGACGCCGGGGTTAGGCGGCGAGGACTGTACGCCGGCCGTCGAAAATCCACCCGCCCCGGTAGACGGGTTCTGATTCTCCAGGGTATCCCCATTCCACTGCGCCGCCTGCGGGTTGTAAAACCAAATCAGCTGCGCATCGAGATCGACCGCGACGCCAACAAGGTCACCCGTCGTAAAGGGGGGCGATCCGATACTCCCGATAATGGTGTTTTGAATAACACCGGAGCTGGAGCCGATGTGGTTAAACGCACTGATACTGCTCGAATACAAGCCCACCGGAAGGGCCTGTGTATTGACATAGGTGAGGCCGATGCATAGCCCTACAGCCAGCGCATTGATTCCCACTTCGAAATAACGTTTGCCTGTGGTCTGCTGTAACGTGGCGAACGCCGACCGCCAGTTGCCATCCGACTCGTTCATCGTAGCCGTCATATCACCATTACTGAGCGTGATATTGACTAGGTTACCGGGATCGAAAGTTGCGCTCATGATCAATAGCCTCGCTGTACGTAGGTCTGCTCGAGCGATGGCAAAGCCAGGGTGTCACTATCGCGCATACGCACCAGGGTACCACCTAGCGTGAAGCGCTCGGCACCCCCTGCTGTGGTCAATACCCCGACACGGCCCTGCGCGTGGACTTGACCTAGCGCGCGGGCTGCCGTACCCGTGATCTGACCAAGTCGCGCGTGGCCGGCGTTGCCCGCAAGCGCGAGGCTGCGGGCACCCGTGAGCGAGCCCAGACGCGCGTGCCCCTCGACGCCGGCGATACTGAGCGTGTCGTTGGCAGCAGCCGTCACCCGGCCGACCGAACCCGTGCTGCGGTTGCCGGTGAGGGCGAGCGTCAAGGTACTCCCGGTGGCTACGGTGCCCACGTGGCCCGTGGCGTGGTTGCCGCTCAAGCCGAGCGCATGCGCGGTGGTGGGCGTGCCTGCGTGGCCCGTGGCGGCATTCCCGACCAACATGTTGGGCGACTGGCGAACGACTGAGCCCACGCCCCCGGTGGCATGGTTGCCGGCTAAACCCAGGCTGAGGCCAGGGTGCGCGATGCCCGCGTGGCCTGTGCTGGCGTTGCCGACCAGGGCATGGGGTGCCGACTCGGTCACGCCCCCGATGTGACCGGTCCCGGCGTTACCCGTGAGGGGCGCCGTGCGGTTCGCTGTCAAAACGCCGGTGCGCCCGGTGCCACGGTTGCCGTTGAGGGCCAGCGTAAGCGTTGCCGCGACGGCACCCAGGTGCCCCGTACCGTGATTGCCGGAAGGGGCCAGGGTACGGGTATCCGCCAGCGTGCCGAGGTGACCGGTGCCTTTGTTGCCCGCGATCGCTACGGTAGTGTTGACCGTATAGGTGACCGTGATCTGGCCACCCGCGCCATTGCCGCCGGTATTGGTGTGCGTACTGCCCGAGCCGGCGCCGCCCCCACCGCCGGGGAAGCCACCATTCGCGCCGTTACCTAGCGTGGTGCCGCTAATATAACCGCCGCCACCGCCGCCACCGCCAGTCGCTAGAGATCCCCCCGCAGCTGCCGCCGTAGTGCTCGTGCCGCCTGCGCCCCCCGCACCCGAGTTGCCATTGCTGCCACCGGTCCCGCCGGTTGTCGAACTGCCCGCGTAGCCGCTACCGCCCATCGCAATCGAAGTCGCACTACCCGCGCCACCGGGGCCTGAGAGCGACGCGCTGCCTGCACCGCCGTTGCCCCCCGAGTGCCCTGCACCCCCTGAGGGCTGTCCTGATGCGTAAGCGCCCCCAACTCCCCCCGCCGTGCCAACACTAGCGAGTCCGGGCGCTGACCCCACCGAGCTGCCGCTTAACGTGGTCCCGTTAAACCATGTCGCGGTGCCAGATGTCGCGGCGCTGCTGGCCGTCTCGCCCGCCCCACCCACACCGATTTGTAGCGGGATGACTTGCCCAGGCGTGACGGTGAGATTAGCCACCGAACGATAGCCCCCGCTGCCCCCGCCCCCGAAATTGGATGTGAAATTACCGGCGGCGCCCCCGGCCCCGGCCGCGACGGTCTCG